GCCTGGGCTTGGATAACCATCCTCTCCAGAACTAAACCCTTCGCCCTCAGCATCTACGGCATGGCGGGCATGCCAAGCAGACATTTCAATAACAGTGTCAGGGCTAATTTCATCGCCAGACAAAATTTGAGAAGCGCGACGAGAAGCGACTTCAGTGCCACCTTTTTCGCCTTCTTCTTTCCACTGACGGTACTTTTTCGCTTCTGACTTCATTCCCTCAGTTGGGGACAAGTTGATGTCAGTGCCGTTGACGTTAGCCATTAGTCGTCCTCCTCATGAATTTCAGGGTGTTCTGTCTGTTCGACAGGTGGCTTTTGTGCCTGGCCTGCTTTGTTGACAGCACTAGGGTCAGAATCCAAGACAATCCCAAGATCGTCCATAGTTGCAAGCTCATGGGCTCTTTGACGCATGGTCTCCTCAAAGTCCCCACCGTGTAAAGCGACAACTTGAGATAAAGTCATGATGCCTGACCGGACCATTGACTTATACGCCTCAGCTTCTTTTTGGGGATCTACAAACTGCGCCGCTGGTGCAATCCATTTTGCTTCGTAATAACGATCAGGATCCATGTCGAAGGCAGGCATCTGCAAGACACCTGACATCACGCTCATTTCAATCCAACGCTCATAGATTGGTTGACACAATTTATCGATGACGTATTGCTGCAGCGTTCTGTAATGAGCCCGCGTCTCGATCAATTCAAGGCGAGACGAGCTGTAGTTAGATTGAGAAAAATCAGAACTGACCTGGGTATAGGAGCACCCCACACCAGCAGCCACGGCACGCAACATCTGCGCCACAAATGGCGTAAATGCATCGTCTGGACGCTGAGGCGAGAAGAATTGCATTTCTTCTCCTGGCGCAAGGCGACGGATACTGCCAGGGGAGAAGTCCAGAACAGACTCCTCTTGATAAGTGCCATCCTCAAACAGCTCTTGATCAGGACTACGAACAAAGCCCATCATTGCTGCGCTTGAACGTGCAGCAATAATTTCTGCCTCCTCATAACCACGCAGATTGTTTAGCCGCATAATTGCCGAAGCAAACGCAGTCACCCCACGGGTTTGACCAGGACGGTCAACGGAATACAAGTGAATGATTTCGTTGGCAGGAATCCGAGTCCGACGTTTCTTAGCAATTTGCGCGTAACTAAATTGATAATCACCAGGGTGATAATTCAAGAAGTGATAAGCCACTGGGGCTGACCATTCATCAAGCTCAACGCCCATACGGACGCGATTACCGTTTGGCTCAAGGCCGGTGTAATCATCATCAAGCAAATCGGCCTCAATGACCTCTAGGCCTAACGGGATGCGGCTATCGCCAAAGGATTGTTGAACAAGGCGAACAAAGACCTCACCCGACTCGACCATGCTGCCGATGCATAGCTGCTGGATTTGAGCCCAAGACAAGGTGCCACCTGCGTGACAGTTCTTGGCTTTGCTCCATTTCTTGAATTCGTGCTCAATGATTGGATTCAAGCGTTCATCAAGGCGACCGCCTCGAATCATTCGCACTTGTGCTTGATGCTTGATGCCTTGACCAACGACGTTGTTCTTAACAGCACGCAACGCAGATTTTGCAAAATCCGAATCGCGGACAAGAGCCCGAGCACGATTCCGCAGAACACGCAGGCTGTTTTTTATTTCTGAATCGGCGCTTGTGCCCTGACTAATCCAATCGGATGTCAGGCGATTCATCTGAGCGCCTGCGTAGTTGCGTCTTGCAACTCTGCGTTTTCGCGTAAAGGGCCACATGATTAACGGAACCTCACTTTGGCTAAGCCAGGATTACCAAGCCCTTGCCTAATCTTTTCAGCCCGACGTTCGGCATTGACCTCAGCTTGCAAAGCATCACGCAATTGCAGCAATTCGACCATTTTGTATCTTTTTAAACTTCGACCGCCAATCGTATATTCCTGAACCATGCCGCCTTGAGACAGCGTTCTAATCGCAGCCTCTACAAAGTCCAGATCAATCTTTGCTCTCGAACGATCGTCAAACGCACCAGGCTGCCCTGTGTAGCTAAGAGTGGCCTTAACGGTGAACTGTCCTCGGCCTGCTGTGTATTGAACGCCACCTAAAGACGCAATTCCTTGCCACGTCCACAACCCGGCATCAAAACCTGTGGTGACGCTAGAAGGCACTGTGACGCGCCATCCGTCGCTTTCAACTACGCCTGTAATTGTGGCTCCTTCGTGGTTTGTATTTGTCCTGGCATACCAAGTCAACGTATAACTTGCGCTGTCAATCTGGGTGCCAATCGAGTCGTTAAAAGCAGGCACGTCAAAAATGACGGTATCGCCTGCGTTAACAATTTCAGGAACAAGAATGCTCACCAGCTGGTAACGAAGGACTGCTGAGGACGACGCGCACCACGTCGTCGCAATGGCTGATATTCAGATTCTACCTTCCTTTCAGTCTTAGGCTCGACTTTTATTGCTGCTTTTTTGAACTGTTCAAAAATTGTATGTCGGTTGTACCGCAGATATAAAAAGTTCAATGCTGCGTAGGAATAAACAAAACAGTCCAACGCTTCGTTGCGATCCCCAGCTTTTTTCTTCCACTCACGCACCGCAAAACCCTTGACATAACGGACAACCTGACGCTCTGACGTGAGTTGCTTGAAATATTCTTCGCTGGCTTCTGCGTGGAAGTGAATGTAGCCCGCACCCTCTTCGTTGTGCTTTAAGCGTCCAAACAACGTTCCTTTGATCGTATCGACTCCAACAGGAAATACCTCGGCAGATTTTTTAAGCACTTGGCCGCGATAGTTGATGTCAACCTTGCTTGGCTTGCCGATCGCGGGTTTATTCCGCTGCGACTGACCCTTCAACGCAAAAACGTTGCGCTTCATTCGCTCACGGCAGAACGCATACACCTCGCTGGTGAAGTGACCTCCACTATCAATTCCAACAGCAGAAAGTTTGACCTCTTTCCCGTCGTTGCGTTTGTACGCTCTAAAAATTACGTCGTCAACTTGCTCCCAAAGCTTTGGCCCTGCAGGGTCGCCATAGATCTCATCGTGTGAAATCAACCAACACTCTTCCCCCTCGGCATACGCATAAATACCTACAGCAACGCGATTATCCTGCACGTCAATTCCAGCTGTAACAATGCTCGCCTGGTCTGGTATTTCACTGGCGGGATAAAACTCAGCACGCTCGCGTAGGCCTTCCGCGCCAAGCTTTGCCCCGACCTCTTCCTCCCACGTTTCGCCTAACACCGTGTTGACAAACGTCTTTAACAAAGGCGCATCGTTTTTCGCACGTAAAAACTCGGTGACAATCTCCTCCCAGCTTTTCCAACCCAACGGCGAATACAAACTGGACAGGTGGAACCCTGCTGTTCTTTTGTCCTCTGACGTAGCGGTGGCTCTCCACTCGCCCTTACGGAGCATTTCGCTTTTGTAATGCTCCTCAATGTGCGTCCCACAAGACTCGCAAACATAAGCAGCTGTTTTGGGGTCGCCGTCACGCCACTGGATGTTTTTCCACTGCAGATGCTGCATGTGCCCGCAATGCACGCAGGGGACAAAATATCGACGCTGATCAGATGCCAAATACTCTGTCTCGATCCTGCTCATGTCCTTGACCGTCGGCGTTGAGGTCAAAATGATTTTTCGACGTGAGAACGTTGAAGCCCGTCGTTCTGCCAGCGCACAAGGGTCGCCCTCTCCGTCAACGTCAGCAGGGAACGCATCAACCTCGTCGAGCAGCACCCAGCGGCAAGGAGCAGAACGCAGACCCGTCGCAGAGTTGGCTCCTGTTAACAACAGGATCCCTCCTGGGTAATCCTTGCTGAACATTGTGTTGCCTGAGTCCCGGCTCCTGGCAGGTGCAATCTTTTCCGCCAAACACGGCGTCTCATGGATTAACGAATCGAGCCTCTGTTTTGACAGCCTCTTTGCCATCTCAATCGTTGGCTGAACAAACAAAGCTGGCCCAGGTGCGTGGGCAATCATGTAACCGACCACGTTATTAATCGACTCTGTTTTGCCAAGCTGCGCTCCAGCCATAAACACAACTCTCTGCACAGAGCTGCCCGACGACATGCAATCCATAATTTCTTGCAGATACGGAGTTCGATCCGTTCTCCAAGGCCCTGGCTCCGACGACGCCTTGTTGCTCAGCATTCGATACTTATCCGACCACTGTGAAACAGTTAGGTCAGGATCAGGCCTCAACCCTTCAAGGAATGCGTTCTCATAAACCTTTGCTCCATCATCCATCGGTCAACCTCTCCAATGCTTTACGCAGTTCTTCTGTAAGGGCTTGGTGGATAACAACAGGGTC